TTGGCGTCTTATGTAAATGCTTATGATCAGAAGATGTTCATGAAGAGAGAGAACATCGCTGATAGAGGTATTTGGACTGCAAAGAAAAGATATATTCTTAATGTATGGGATAGTGAAGGAGTAAGGTATGAAGAACCTAAGTTAAAGATGATGGGCATTGAGGCAGTTAAATCCTCCACACCTGCTCCTTGTCGACAGATGATTAAAGATGCACTTCAATTAATGATGAGTGGTACTGAAGAGGATGTGATTAATTTTATTGATGATGCCCGAGCAAAGTTTAAGCAATTACCTCCAGAGGAGATTGCTTTTCCCAGAACAGTTTCTGATGTAAATAAGCATAAGTCATCTTCTACCATTTATGGTAAAGGGACTCCCATTCATGTAAGAGGATCACTTCTTTTTAATCATTATATTAAACAGAAGAAATTGGACAATAAATATTCTCTTATTAATAATGGTGAGAAAATTAAATTTTGTTATTTGAAGAAGGCTAATCCAATTCGCGAGAATGTCCTTTCTTTTATTAATGATTTTCCTGTAGAACTGGGACTTGACAAGTATATTGATTATGATTTACAATTTGAGAAAGCTTTCTTAGAACCTGTTAAGGTTATTCTTGATGCTATTGGATGGAATGTGGAAAAAGTCGTAAACTTGGAGTTATTTTTTGGATAAATCTTTTTTTATAGAAAAAGATAATTTTCTAAGTGATCAAGAATGTGACTTTCTTATTAATTACCACAAACGATTTTATAATGAATCTACTTGTGGGAATTATTGGAATGGAACTTATGTTATGCGTATGAGAGAAACTCCTTTATTTCATTTAAAGAAATCCTTAATTAGGAGATTCTATCTTAAAAAAATAACAAAAAACTTTCCTCAATTAAAATTAAATTATGATCAAGTAGTTTATTGGTCACCTGGATCTTTTCTTAAACTTCATTATGATAAAGATTATCCAGATGAAGGTGCTATTAATGATTTTGTTACTCTCTGTTATCTTAATGATGATTATGAAGGAGGAAAAACTTTAATAGAAGATAAGTCAATTAAACCTAAGAAAGGAAAATTAGTAGTTTTCCCTAGTAAAAAAATGGAACATGGTGTATCATTAGTAAAAGGTAAATCTCGATATACATATATTGCTTGGTGGAAGGAGAAGTAGATGAAAGATCAAAACACCATCACACAGAAAGAAACAAAGGAAGAAAAATGGAAGAGAGCAATTGATTTATATGTAGAATCAATTCATAAGCCTGATCATGCACTGAGGGGATGTGCTCATAATCAGAAATGTTTTAATGAATTAATGGAAGTACGTGAAAAGGTATTGGAATATGTAATGACCTTGAGATAATGTGGTTATCTGACATTATAAGATTGAGGATTAATAATTATATTATTATTGATAATTTTTTCCCTGATGGAGTATGCAATCTTTTAAGAGAGTATATGCTCAATGCATCAGTATTTAAGGAGGAGTATTGGGATTATAAATCTATAGATTTTGATAATGATCCTTCAGATGATTCTTTGAAAGATATCTCTGAGAAGTATGTTGTTCCTAAAATATCTTTAATTAAACAATCTCAATATAGGAGGGGATGGAGTTTCCTTTATAATAATGTTGCAAGAGGAGTAATGGCTCATGCGGATCCTTCTTTTATTAATGTAAATATTTGGGTAACTCCTAATGAATGTGTGGAAGATCATAATAAAAATGGGTTAATAATTTATAGGAAACATGCTCCTAAGAATATTCCATGGGATCTTTATAATGATGCAACTCATCCATGGACTACGGAGTTTCTAAAAAAATCAAAATATGATAGAATACCCTATAGGTATAATAGAGCAATTATTTTCAGAGGAAATACTTTTCATTCAACCGATAATGTTCATATGAAACAAGGTTCTGAAAATAGAAGAGTAAACTACACATTCTTATATGAATAATGGATTTTTTAAAAGATATAGTAAAAGAGATAGGAGATGACTACACAAAACTCGCATCCGATATATCGGACAGTCAATCCTTTATTGACACAGGTTCGCTGGTCTTTAACGGGTTGGTCAGCGGTAGTATATTTGGTGGTGTATGTAGTAATAAAATCACTGCTATTGCTGGAGAATCTAGTACAGGAAAAACTTTTTTCGCTCTCGCCGTTGCGAAGAACTTTCTGGATGCTAACCCCGATGCTTATGTACTCTACTTTGATACTGAGAGTAGCATTACTAAATCACTTCTAGAAAGTAGAGGAATTGATTTAGAGAGGATAGTAGTAGTAAATGTAGTCACTATAGAAGAGTTTAGGTCCAAAGCACTTAAAGCCGTTGATATATATCTTAAGACCCCCACAGAAGATCGCAAACCCTGTATGTTTGTGCTAGACTCCTTGGGAATGCTTTCCACTGAGAAAGAAATTACCGATGTCTTAAATGATAAACAGGTTAGGGATATGACCAAATCCCAACTTGTCAAAGGTGCATTTAGAATGCTTACATTAAAACTTGGTCAAGCAAACATTCCACTTATAGTAACAAATCACACCTACGATGTCATTGGAAGTTATGTCCCTACTAAAGAAATGGGAGGCGGCTCTGGTCTCAAATATGCCGCGTCTACGATCATTTATCTCAGCAAAAAAAAGGAAAAGGATCAGAAAGAGGTTGTTGGAAACCTTATTAAAGCTAAGACAGCCAAGTCTAGACTCTCCAAAGAAAATAAAGAAGTAACTATTCGTCTTTATTTTGATGAACGTGGTTTGGATAGGTACTATGGTCTTTTAGAACTTGGTGAAATTGGTGGACTGTGGAAAAATGTTGCAGGTAGGTATGAAATAAACGGTAAAAAGGTTTATGCTAAGGAGATATACAAGAATCCTGATCAATATTTTACTAAGGAGGTAATGCAGGCATTAGATGAAATTGCTAACCAACAATTCTCATATGGTAAAGGTCTATGATGGTATTATTCCAGATGTGTTTTGTACGGAGTTAATTGCTCTTTTTGAAAATTCCTCAGAACAACAGGAATATATTAATAATAATCATACTCCCTGCTTCACTCAGTTAAATATTAATGATTATCACCCTAACTGTGTAAAAAATCTGGTTAGATTTACTCGGAAAGCATATGGGAAATATTGTGAGGATATTGGTAATCCATATATTCCAAAACTTAAATATCTAGAAGAGTTTAGGATTAAGAGATATCGTACTAATAGAGAAGAAAGATTTGATGAACATATTGATGTTACAGATTATGCATCGGCACGGAGGGGACTTGCTTTTTTATTCTATTTGAATGATAATGATGGAGATACTTATTTTGGTGAAGTAGTAATTCATCCTAGAGTGGGTAGAGTGGCTGTTTTTCCTCCTACGTGGGAATACCCCCATTATGGACTTGCTCCCACAGTTTGTACCAAATATATTATGAGTACTTATATTCATTATGGATAAGATTGAATTTTTGATTTTAAAAAATCTCCTACATAATGAGGACTATTTGAGAAAAGTAGTTCCATTTCTTAAAGGTGAGTACTTTCAAGATAGTAATCAAAAAATTGTTTATGAAGAGATCTTTAATTTTGTAACTCAATATAATGAAGTCCCTTCAAAAGAAATTCTTTCTATAGAAATAGAAAAGAGGAATGATATTAATGAAGATTCTTTTAAACAAGTTTCCCAATTGATTGCTTCTTTAGATGATGCACCAGTTGAAATAGAATGGTTACTTGATACAACAGAAAAATGGTGTAGAGATCGTGCTATTTACTTAGCACTTTTGGAGTCTATTTCTATCGCTGATGGAAATAGTGAAAATAAATCGCAGGATGCTATTCCTAGCATTTTGTCAGATGCTCTCGCTGTGAGTTTTGATAATCATGTAGGACATGATTATTTGTTAGATTACGTAGAACGTTACGAGCTGTATAACAAAAAGGAGACTAGAATTGAATTCGATCTTGAATACTTTAACAAAATTACTAAAGGTGGGCTCCCTAACAAAACTCTTAATATCGCGCTTGCTGGTACAGGCGTCGGCAAGTCTTTATTCATGTGCCATATGGCTAGCTCCGTCTTGTTGCAAGGACGGAACGTATTATACATTACATTGGAAATGGCAGAAGAAAAGATTGCTGAACGAATTGACGCCAACCTTCTTAATGTCAACATCCAAGAAATAGCAGACCTTCCTAAGATGATGTTTGATAGTAAAGTCACTAGTCTTGCAAAGAAGACTCAGGGGACTTTGATTATCAAAGAATATCCTACAGCATCAGCACATTCAGGACATTTCAAATCGTTACTAAGTGAGTTAGCACTGAAAAAATCCTTCAGACCTGATATAATATTCATAGACTACCTTAATATT